AGCGTTGAGCACGCCAGCAGAAGTCGCTGCAGCAAAGCGTCAGTGGATCCTGGCATTCGCAGAGAACGGGATCACCTCAGTCGAACAGTTGCAAGCAGGCATGCGTATGGCGCGGCAGCAGGAAAGCGACTTCTGGCCGAGCTGTGGGAAGTTCATTGGCTGGTGCAAGACAGGCGCAGCTTTGAATGCCGGCCTGCCATCGGTTGATGAGGTTGAGGCGGAGTTCAAACGCTACAGCGCTAATCGCGGTCACGTCCGCCCAGAAGATTTCAACTGGTCGGCTCCGGTCATGTACTGGATTGTGATCGACGTTCGTCACCAGATGCTCCAGTACAACCACACCGAAAGTGAGATTCGCAAGTCAATTCAACAGCACCTCAACCGCTGGGCTAAACGACTGGCTAAGGGCGAGCGCGTGCCAACCCCCGCGCCACAAATCGCCTACAAGCAGCATATCCCAGCCCCTTCAGAGCTGATGGACAAAGACGGCAAATTTCAGCGCAAAGGTGAAGAGTTGCTGGCTCGCATTCGCGCAAAAAAACAGGGACAACCGACATGAGAGCGATAGTCAAAGCAGCTGTGCAGCGTGATCTGGGTATTGCCCTGATCCCGGTAGACGAAAAGCTGGCGCCGTACATGACAGGCCGCGTGATGGTTACCACGTTGCCGGAAGAGTTCAAGTCATCGCCTGACGGTATTCTGCCGGCAGTAGAGCATGAGATCGCCAATGACCCGCGCCTGCAGGATTTCTTCAAGAATGAGCGCGTCACAAACGCCTGCGGTGGGGTTAACGCGATTGAAGCCTGGGCGACGCAATTCACGAAATGCCAGTACAGCAAGCACGATCGGCCGGCTACGATTCTGGACACAGAGCGCGTCGGGCATTCAGCCGTTCGCATCTGCCCGCAGTGCTACAAACAAAGCCTGGGTGTATCGCCGAAGCTGGAAAAAATCGCTGCTCGCAATACGGCGCGCTGGGTGGTGGCAACAGCAAAACACCGCTTGAAGTCTGAGGGGCAGCTGACAATCCCAGAGCTGATGCTATGGGCCATGCTGTCCGGCGTGTTCGACCTGATCCCCGATGACGTCGCGCGCACCGTCACCGACTTACCGGAGCCAAAGGTGATCACCGGCACCCGAAAGGAATCCGAAATGGACTGCACGCCGGCGGCCACTGCGATTATTTCCAAGCAGGCGGTCAAGTGCTTCACCGTAGACCCGGCACCACAAAAGGCCTTCATGCTGCGGCCAAAGCTCACCCGCGTAGAGGACAGCAAATATACCCGCTGGGTTAAGAGTCGCCCTTGCTGCGGTTGCGGCGCCCGCGCTGATGACCCTCATCACATCATCGGCCACGGTTTGGGTGGAATGGGAACCAAGCCCAGCGACTACCTGACAATCCCGCTGTGTCGCACCTGTCACCGCAAACTGCATGACGACCCAGCGGCATGGGAAGCGGAACATGGTAGCCAAACCGATTTGCTGGCGCAGTTCCTGGATTACTCCATTGGCATCGGGGCGATCGCATGAAAGAGGTGACAATAACACGCCAGCAGTACCGGAACGTCTGCGATGCGCTGCTGAACACAGCCAATCTGAACGAGCAGCTTTTGCTGCTCTCAACCGCCGACAAACGATCAGAAAGAGTTCATCGCCAAGCCAGCAAGCTATTGCAAAAAATTCGCCAGCAACTTCAGGAAGCCGTGGGAGAAAAAGCATGAGAGACATCCAGCTAGTTTTAGAGCGTTGGGGCCAGTGGGCGAAAGACAACAGCGGTGTGGACTACTCTCCGATCGCTGCGGGGTTTAAGGGGCTTCTGCCGAACACGAGCAAGAGTAAGCCTTCATGCTGCGATAATGACGGCCTGATTGTTGACGGCGCCGTGGGTAGATTGAAGAAGGTGCGCGACGAAAGAGAGCTCGGTGTAATCATGCTGCACTACAGATACGGGGTATCAAAATCGGAGATAGCCCGTAGATGGAAGGTTTCAGAAGGGAACATAAGGCAAAAGCTGATGATGGCAGAAAGCTTTATAGAGGGCTGTTTAGCTATGACCGGGGCAACACTTGAGATGGACGCCTGGACGAGCAGATCAGAAATTTCGGCTGTCGCGTAAATTTCCGCTTTTCGTTACGAATTTTACTGGCTATTGTGATAAGAGTGGTTACGCAGTGACGTAGCTTAACAACTTTCAAAACCTCGCTTCGGCGGGGTTTTTTCAAGTGCTGTTAGTTTGAAAAGGTGTAAAATGACCCCATGTAACTATTGAAGAACATGGATCACCGCATGCTTTCTTTGGACGAGATCGGCCAATCTGTAAGGAACAATCTTCAACTCATTATCGATTCTCAACGGCTTAAGTTAGCTGTAGGGCCAATCTCAGATCAGGACTACCGAATTCTAACTGGTGGTTTTGGTGAGTTAGAATGGGATGTGGGGTTGTGTGATTACGGAAACGACCCTAACCATTTTGAGTTTTGCGTGAAGCTGGTCAAAGATGCTGTTGAAGCGGTTCCGTCAGGTGTGAGCTTGAGTGTTTATGGGATAACAGACAGAGTTTTCCGAATTCACATGATAGAGCGCTTTAACAGGGACGATAAGGAACACCCATTGAAAGGCCGAATGGTGCTCCTTACTTTGATGGCGGCGTATCTGTTCTGTATGGCAGTGGAAGCCGTCAGTGTTCAAATCGTTGAGCCTGTACGAGAGCTCATTGAATACTACACTAGCTTTGGGTTTGCCATGACAGAGTGCGGCTACATCATGGTTGCAGAAGTTGCCACTCTTGAAAGAGCTTTTGAAAAATTCTACGAAGGTGTCTAAATTTTTAGCACGAAAACAGTAGACGCAAATCTTCAAAATGATAGGATGAGCCTCCCGACAGTAGAGAACTACTGAAAACGCAGCTGTAGATGAGGTTGCGAGGTTGGGAGTTTTTAGCAGAGATGCTAGAATGTTTCTTAATGAGAACCATGTTGGGACTCATAAGGGGTTTATATGAAAGAGCAAAAAGTAGCCAAGACTGAAGTTAAGTTCGACACAAAAAGCGCATTTGCGAGAATGGGCGCTGCTGTTGAAATTCTAATGAAGGCTGCCCCGAACGCTTTTGAGCACAAAGCTCAGTGCAGCGAACAACAGGGCCGTCCTCGTAGCAGAAAAGCAGTAGCTTAAGCTTTTCGCAGGCACTTTTTGTAACCCGCCAAATGGCGGGTTTCTTTTTTTCTAAATTCACCACAAGCAACAACAAGAATCTACGAGCCCCGGCCTTAACCGCTGGGGTTTTTTGCATTTCAGCCCCAGCCAACGGACGACACACACGGCACCCTCTTACCGGCAGCGTTTACGGCTGGTGGCTGATCCTTTCCTACAAACAGCACAGCCCGATAACCGGGAGGTGGAGTTATGAAGATGCCAAACAATCCTCACAACTGGGCAGAGCTCAGCGACATTCTTGCGGCCTGGTGGCGCGGTGACGTGCCGATTGGTGGCGTCGTCATGGCTGTAGTGATGGCCGTTCTTCGGATGGCGTATGCCGGCAGTAGCTGGAAAGAAACCATATTCGAAGGTTTGATGTGCGGCGCCCTGGCGCTGACCACTTACTCAGCCCTGGATTATTTCGACGTGCCGAAAGCCTTAACGGTTGGTATCGGCGGATTCATCGGCTTTGTCGGCGTGAAGAAACTCAGCTCGTTCTTGTCTGGTTATGTGGGTAATCGCTTTGGCGGGGGCAATCAGAATGCAGATAAGTAAAAACGGCATTGAGCTGATTAAGCGCTTCGAAGGCCTGCGGTTGAAAGCCTACCCGGATTCGGTTGGCGTCTGGACGATTGGTTATGGATGGACGCAGCCAGTTGACGGTAAGAAAGTCGGCCCCGGCATGCAGATTGATCAGGCCACTGCCGAGCGGCTGCTAAAATGCGGCGTTGTGCAGTATGAGCAGGGCGTTAATCAGTTGGTGAAGGCGCGCATCACTCAGGGCCAATTCGATGCGCTGGTGAGCTTTGCGTATAACCTCGGCCTGCGGTCGCTGAGCACATCTACGCTTCTGCAAAAACTGAACGATGGCGATAAGCAAGGCGCTGCCGACCAGTTCGGGCGGTGGGTAAATGCTGGAGGTAAACGGCTTGATGGTCTGGTTGCCCGCCGTGCAGCAGAGCGCGAGATGTTTTTGTCATGAGCACCTCATTCAGCTTCCGCACGATGGCGATAGGCCTGTTGCTAGTGGCGCTGATTGTTGCCGGCAGGCTGGCGTTCTATTTCCACAGCAACGCAGTTAAGGCCGGTGAGAAGGTTAAGCAGCTTCAGAGCGATAATACCCTGCAGGCGAAGGCAATCGCCACACAGGCATTTCAGTTCCAGCGCGCCAACGAAATCAGCAACGCGGCGATTCAGTACGGCATCAAAACCGACGCGGCTACCCAGGGGAAAGAAATTGAATACCGGACGATCCTCAAGAAACAGCCGACGTGTGATCTGGCTGTGCCTGCCGCTATTGCTGGTGGGCTGCTCTACTACACGCACCGTCTACGTTCCCGCGCAATGTCAGCCGATACCGGCGACGCTGACGCAACCGGTGCTGGCGCCACTGCCTCCGGCACCCTGACGTACTGTCAGGCGGTACTGTGGATTGATCCGCTGCTTGCGGCACTCGATAAAGCGAACAACCAATTGCTGGAGATACGGCTGCTTGAAGCTAAGAGAAAACAGAACACTTTATAAATAGAACATAATTAGTTCTTTAGAAAGGGAACGCTAAATTATCTTTTCAAGTTTTAGGTTTATGAAAAACAAAGGTTGCTAATTATTTGATTAGTTTGTATGTATTTTAACTGTAAGGTCACAATTCTTACGAAGAAGAATTGAAAAAAAATAAGAAACCATTAATTTTGATTTCCTGTCTGCTATTTCGGCAGATTTGGTAATTGGAGACTGTATTGATGTCACAAGATAATCGCAGATGTAAAGTTCTTGGGGCCTATGGTGAACCTGAAGGTACGTTTGTAAAGTATGCGCCGGTAGAAACGTATGATGACTCTGGTCAGATGCACACACCAGAAAAGGCTATTGTCGAATTGGATTCTGGAGAGGTTCTCACTGTCAATCCAAATAAAATCAAGTTTATCAAAAATTGATTGGTAAAACTTTACTAAGTCGCCTGGCGGCGGCTTTTCAGCTCATCACAGAGCAGCTTTATAAGGCTGCTGCGTGATGAGGAATTTCCCCGACAAGTAATGAGATTGTGTAGCCCTTCAGGAGGTGGTCACGTCTTGGTAGCCGGAAAGACGTAAGTTTCGAGGCAACCCGAGAGGTATGGCTGATGCTGCGAAGAACTTCACAATTTTCCTTTAGTAGCGGTTGACTCGAAAACATTCACGGAAAATGCGTTCATCATGACCTCATATAGGGAAATAAAAATATTCATCGAAAAGCGCTCCGTGCTAGTTCATAGGCTGCTTCAACGTTCCAATGGTTCATTGGTTCACGCATGTGGTCGGTCTCTTCTCCTGGCCCACCAATTACAAAGCCCTGGACCTCTTGATGATGTAGCCAATAAACCTTTTCATCTCTTCTATCTTCATGAATCCAGAATCTATTTTCTTGATTAGCGAGTATGTGCTCTATAGGTGTGTCCTTGCCCCAACGTTCAAGTACAAGTATTTTCGGAGACTTTGCTGCTGGAGCTCCTATCGATAACCAGACCCGTTGTCCAGGTTTATCGTGGGAAAGTAGCCTTGCCTTCCTGCATTCTTCAGAAACAATTTGCTCATTTGATGGCTTAACTTCAAAGTATGCTTCAAAATCCTTTATATAGAAGTCAGGTATATAAATCTCTCCGGACGACAGCTGTATTCTTTCTGGCTCGTATTTATAAGTAACCCCGATTCGGTCAAAAAAAACGGCCCATCTCGCCTCTGTTTGAGAGCGAAAAGTTATCCCTTGGTACTCAGTTCTGATGGCTTTCGCCCCTCGGTCATCGTTCATATCATTATCCGTCATGAAAAGGTTTGGAGCTCATATAGCCAAACACAGATTGGGAGGCTACTGAATCATAGTAACGTGCTGGATTAGACTACTTTGCCATCTACGACAACGCTGGCGTCAGCAGAGCTATTAGGTATGTAGATTTTTACCTTGACTCCTGACCCGGTTGTTACCTCTATCGTAACAGCCGTGGGCGGAGCACCCGTGTCATCACCTGTAAAAGCAGTAACTATGTCTTCGGATGATTTATCTTCAATTATTGGCATTAGATCGCCATTTACTAATCCAGCATAAATTTTCACATTACTCATTTGTTTCTCCCAAAGGTAATTTATGGCACTCACCGGCAAACAAGAAATGTTCTGTCGCGAGTACCTCATCGATTTAAACGCCACGCAAGCGGCTATTCGGGCGGGGTACAGCGCTAAAACAGCTAACCGCACTGCGTCCGAAAACCTGTCAAAACCTGACATACAGTTAAGGATCTCTGAACTTAAGACTCAACGCAATGATCTGGTTGGCATAAATGCGACATACGTCCTAAATCGCTTGGTTGAAATAGACCAGATGGACGTTCTCGACATACTCAACAGCGCTGGCGAATTAAAACCTGTGTCTGAATGGCCTAAAGTTTGGCGCACTACGTTATCCGGCCTGGATGTTTTGGCGATGGCTGCAGAAGGAAACTCTGCGGCGACTCTCAAAAAGATTAAATGGCCGGATAAGGTGAAGAACCTTGAATTGCTTGGGAAGCATATCGAAGTAAATGCATTCAAAGAGACGGTAGACCACAAGTCATCAGATGGAACCATGACACCAAAACCAACTGTGATTCAACTCCTACCTGTTGAGCCAAAAGCATGAGTGAAGCAGTACAACTACCGATCCCAGCCAAGCTTGCCCCATTGTTCACCGCCATGGATAAGCGCTATCGCTGCTCACACGGTGGCCGCGGTAGTGCTAAGACACGCACTTTTGCCATGATGACGGCAGTTAAAGCCTATCAGGCGATGATGAATGGCGAAGCTGGAGTGATCTTGTGTGCTCGTGAGTTCATGAACTCACTGGAAGAGTCGAGCATGCAGGAGGTTAAGCAGGCGATCCTATCTGTGCCATGGTTAGCAGCCAACTTCGATATTGGTGAGAAGTACATCCGAACCATCGATAAGAGCGTGAATTATGTGTTCTGTGGTCTGCGGCATAACCTCGATAGCATCAAGTCGAAGGCGCGGATTTTGCTTTGCTGGGTTGATGAGGCTGAATCAGTCAGCGAAATTGCCTGGCAGAAGCTGAGCCCTACCGTTCGTGAGGAAGGCTCAGAGATTTGGGTGACGTGGAACCCAGAGCGCGACGGTAGCGCCACTGATAAGCGTTTTCGCAAAGAGGCTGGCGATGACTGCATTACCGTTGAGATGAACTACACGGATAATCCCTGGTTCCCCGATGTGCTGGAAGGTGAACGGCTGAACGATGAGCGCCGTCTTGACCCGGCAACATACGCATGGGTATGGGAAGGGGCTTACCTCGAAAACTCGGATAAGCAGGTACTGGCCGGCAAATATCGGATTGCTGAATTTTCCGACAATCTCTGGAAAGAGGCGGAACGCCTGTTCTTCGGTGCCGACTTCGGTTTCGCTAAAGACCCGAATACGTTGGTGCGTTCATTCATTCTGCATAACCGCCTTTACATCGAATATGAGGCATATGGTCAGCATACCGAACTTGACCACATGCCTGAGCTGTACGACATCATCCCCGGTGTGCGTGACTGGCCCATTAAGGCCGACTCAGCGCGCCCGGAGACAATCAGTTATCTCAAGAGACAGGGATTCAATATTTCAGCTGCTGAAAAGTGGCAGGGAAGCGTTGAGGACGGGATCGCCCATCTCCGTGGCTTTGACGAAATAATCATTCATCCTCGCTGCAAGAACGTGGCGCGCGAGGCACGGCTCTGGTCTTACAAAACTGACCGTATCACCGGTGAAGTGTTACCAAAACTGGCAGATGGCAATGAGCACTGTTGGGATGGGATACGCTACAGCTTGGATGGACATATCAAACGCAAATCTCAGGCCGTCGGGATGCTGATCCCTAAGCGACTTCGGTAAACCCTTCCAAACGGAAACCACATGAACAAAAATCTCCAACTGGCCGTCAACCACGCGTTGAACGACGCCAGGATTGAGCGTGCTCGTATGGCGATGCTGGGCCCGTCCATGGGACTAGATAATAAACGCGGCTCCGCATGGTGCGAATACGGCTTTCCTGAGCAGATCACTTACGACAACCTTTATTCACTGTATCGCCGCGGTGGTATTGCGCATGGCGCCGTGGAAAAGCTGGTGGGTAAATGCTGGCAGACCAACCCGGAGATCATCGAGGGTGATAAGGCCGACGAGAAGCGCGCGGAAACTGCCTGGGAGAAAAAACTCAAACCGGTATTCACGAACCGGTTATGGCGCGGTTTTGCAGAGGCTGACCGCCGGCGGCTTGTCGGGCGTTACTCTGGCATTTTGCTGCACGTCCGCGACAACAAACCATGGAATACCGAAGTAACCAGAGGCCGAGGGCTCGAAAAAGTCACGGTTGCCTGGGCTGGTTCACTAAACGTGAGCGAGTGGGATACCGGGCTTAACTCGCAAACATACGGCCAGCCGAAGATGTGGCAATACACAGAGCGGCTTTCAAATGGAGCCTCGCGACGTGTCGAAATACATCCAGACCGGATCTTCATCCTTGGCGACTACACCGACGACGCTATTGGGTTTCTTGAACCAGCATACAACGCATTCGTCAGCCTGGAGAAGGTGGAGGGCGGTTCCGGTGAGTCATTCCTGAAGAACGCAGCTAGGCAGCTGGCGCTAAGCTTCGACAAAGAGATCGACTTTGGCAGTCTGGCGTCTATGTATGGTGTCAGCGTTGACGAATTGCAGGACAAGTTCAACGAAGCCGCGCGCGAGATGAACCGCGGCAACGATGTGCTTATGAGCCTGCAGGGCGCCGCTGTTACCTCCCTAGTTTCCCCTGTGTCTGACCCAAGCCCAACCTATGCCGTGAACCTGCAGACGGCTTCTGCTGGCGTTGATATTCCTTCGCGGATACTGGTAGGCAACCAACAGGCAGAACGCTCAAGCACCGAAGACCAAAAGTACATGAACGGGCGCTGCCAAAGTCGCCGCGGTGAACTGTCGTTCGAAATTGAGGACTTCTGCGACAAGCTGATCGACCTGAGAATTATCGATTCTGTCGGCCAGAAAACAGTCATCTGGGATGATCTCAATCAACAGACTCGTGCTGAGCGTCTGGCGGACTCTAAGACCATGGCGGAGGTGAATAAGGCTATGGTTGAAAGCGGTGATACGGCGCCGTTCAGCGGTGAGGAAATTCGCACTGCTGCAGGATTCGAAACTGAAGGCGGCGACCCGCTTGGAGAGACAGGGGATGACGACGAAACCTAAGCCTCCAATCCTGCCGAGCAACATCAAAGATCCCACAGGAGTTGATAAGTTAGAGCGTGGCGCCATGCGTGAGTTTGCAAGGCGCATGAAGCTGATAAAGAAAGGTTATATCGACATCCTCAACCGCATCCCCTCCGAACCCGTCGTAAACGAGCGCTACACCTTCCGTCTTGATCAGGGACTACTGTCGATGCTGCTACAGAACGGCGAAGCGCTGGTGGACGAAATTCTGCTGGAGGGTGGGGAGTTCAATCTGTGGTTCTTTGGCCGCTATGTGTCTGTTGCTTACCAGCGAGGAACGGCGCAGGAGTATTACAACCTCTCCCAGCAATCCTCTGCTTACGCTGCCGGCCAGCAGGATGTTCCCAGCATCTTGTTGAGTGAGCCCTATCAGCTGCGGTTGATTCTGGTCAGAGCGCGTGAATTCGAAGAGATGAAAGGGCTCAGCGCTCAGGTTAAGAGCGATATGGCGCGAATTCTGACAGATGGTATTGCCAGGGGGCTCAACCCGCGTGACGTGGCCAAAAACCTCAACGAGCAAACCGGCATTGAAACTCGGCGCGCGAATCGCATCGCCAGGACGGAAATCACTACCGCACTACGGCGCGCGCGTTGGGATGAGGCTCAGGATGCGCAAGACCGCTACGGCATCAAAACAAAGCTGCTTCACATCTCTGCGTTAAGTCCTACCACGCGAGCAACACACGCCGCCAGGCATGCTCACCTGTACACGCAGGATGAGGTGAGGGAGTGGTACACGAAGAATGGCAACGCCATCAACTGCAAATGCTCGCAGCTTTCCGTGCTGGTGGATGACAAGGGGAACCCTCTCACTCCTTCGATCATCGACAAGGCCAAGCAGACGTTCAACGACATGAAGGAGAGAGGCTACAAATGGGCAGAGGGTTAATCCATGAAAGTTCAAGTTAACGTCACTACGAAGGTCAACAGCCAGGCAATTCGCCGGGAGTCATACAACGGCCGCGAGCATCTTGTTTTGCCGAGCTACACACTGCCGGCAAACGTGGTCATGAATGATGGGCTGTATACGGCCAGCGAAATTGATACTCACTATCAAGGGCTTGAAGGCACGCTGGCGCCGCTGGGGCATCCACAGCTAAATGGCGCATTCATCTCTGCCTTTTCTCCTGAAGGTATCAACCAGGGCCATATCGGCGCCTGGAATCGCAATGTGAAAAAATCTGGCAACCGTGTCTACCTGGAGAAGTGGGTGGATACCCAGATCGCTAACCAGAGCGAGGGAGGTAGGGAGCTTATCTCCCGCGTAGAGGCCATTGAGCGCGGCGAAGATGTTCCACCTATTCACACCAGCGTTGCGGTATTTCTCGACCAGCTTGAGCCCAATGAGCAACAGAAGGCCACAGGTGCCAAGTGGGTGGCGAAGATTCACGGCATGGATCATGACGCAATCTTGCTGCATGAAGTGGGCGCAGCGACGCCTGAGCAGGGTGTTGGGCTGATGGTTAACGCTGACCTTGCTACGCCGTTAAAGGCCAACTCTGGCGCGCTGATTGGCGAATCCTACCGGGATCGTGAGCAACGCCTAGACCGCGCTGCAAAAGATAAATTTGCTCCCGGCGAAAATGAATATGCCTGGGTGGCTGACTTCACCGACTCACAGGTGGTGATCATCCGCAACGGCGGCGCAGCCCAGGTTTATGGCTACACATCGGAGGGCGGAAAAATCACCTTTGATGAAACCGGCACGCCGGTTGCGCGTCAGGAATCCTGGGTGACGGTCGTCGCCAACAAAGTTAAATCCCTTTTCAATCCGCAGGAACAACCTGCAACCAACCAGCAAACGGAGGGCGACATGCCTTTAACCACTGAAGAGAAACAAGAGCTGATCACCGAAATCGGCAAAGGCCTGGCCGCCAACTTCGCCGAGGCGCTCAAGCCTATCACCGATAAAGTTGATGCGCTGCAGGCCAATCATAACCAACTGGCCGAAACCCTTACTGCTAACTCCCGCGCAGAAGAGAAAACCAAGCGTGAAGCAGTGGCGAAAGTTCACGGCGAAATCGTGGCAAACGCGCTGCAAGGCGAAGCGCTGGAGGCGATGTTTAAAACGCTGGGTGAGTCGGCGCCGCTGGCAGGTAACTCAGGCCAGCATCAGCAAGAATCCGGCGCACCCGCCGCAGATGCATACTTCTAATAAGGGGGCTATCCAATGCCACGTTATCGCCGCGTAAACATCGACGGAAAGTCGCTGTATAAAACCGAAACCAAAACCACTGCCGCGGCACTTTTGCCAGGCACTGCTGCTGTCATCAACGCCAACGATGAATTCGCTCAGGCTACCGCGTTAAAGGGCCGGATCTACATCATCGACGTTGCCTACCATCAAGGGCTGAAAATCACCGAGGCGGTTCCTGCTGGCGACTCTGCTGTAGGCAACTACGTGGAAGAAGGCCGTGAACTGGCGCTGCTCTGCGTACCTGGCGCGTACAAGAAAGATAGCCCGATCAAGCTTGGCGCTAACGGCCAATTCACCCTGGCAACTGCTGACACTGATTCAGTGATCGGTTACAGCCAGGATGAAGCCACCATCGCCGCCGGCGCTACCGATTTCATCCGCGTGCGTATGCGCGTTGGCACTGTCGCCGCTGGCGCTTAAAAGAAGGATAAACGCACATGTATTTCTCCAAAGAGACATTGGCTGCAAACAGCCGCCTCGGCGGTCACTGGAATGAGCTGTGGGCGAACCGCAATATGTGGAACGCCAACCATAAAGTCATGATCGCTGCCAACCGCGCCCACATGACACAGGAGTGGTTAGCAGTAAACGCTGCTGGTGACTTTACTCGTGATTTCTGGGCTGAAATTGATCGCCAGGTACTGCAACTGCGCGATCAGGAAGTTGGCATGGAAATCATCAACGATCTGATCGGCGTGCAAACGGTTCTGTCCGTCGGCAAAACTGCCAAGCTGTATAGCGTGGTAGGTGATATTGCTGATGATGTGTCGGTAAGCATTGATGGCCAGGCGCCGTTCTCCTTTGACCACACAGAATACGCCAGCGATGGAGACCCAATTCCGGTATTCACTGCCGGTTATGGGGTTAACTGGCGCCATGCTGCCGGGCTGAACACCGTGGGCATCGATCTGGTGTTGGACTCGCAGATGGCGAAAATGCGCAAATTCAATAAAGAGCGCGTCAACTACTACCTGAACGGCAATCCGAACATTCAGGTGCAGTCCTACCAGGCCCAAGGCATAAAAAACCACCGCAACACCAAAAAGCTGAATCTCGGCGCTGGCGCTGGTGGCGCTAACATCGATCTGACCACCGCCACCATGACTCAGCTGTTTGATTTCTTCGGCAAAGGTGCATTCGGTACGCTAGCCCGCACCAACAAAGTCGCTCAATACGATGTGATGTGGGTATCACCAGAAATCTGGGCCAACCTGGCACAGCCATACGTGGTCAACGGTGTAGTGAGCGGCAATGTATTGCAGGCGGTACTGCCATTCGCACCGGTTAAAGAAGTCCGCATGACATTTGCGCTGAAGGGTAATGAGTTCGTCGCTTACGTTCGTCGAAGCGATGTGATTTCTCCACTGGTCGGCATGGCTGTGGGCGTTATTCCTTTGCCACGCCCACTACCGAACGTTAACTACAACTTCCAGATCATGTCTGCTGAAGGTCTGCAAATCACTGCGGACGATCAGGGGCTTTCCGGCGTTGTCTACGGCGCCAATCTGGCGTAAGGGGGAAACATGGCTAAATACGAAGTTATTCGCCCCTGGAATGGCGTAGAGATCGGGGATGTGTTGGAACTGGAAAAGCTTCACCCAGCGCTGAAATCCAACGTTCGGTTGATGCGTGGCGCGGCCGGCGGTGAACTGACCCCGGCCACGCCGGATGCCGGCAACGAAACAAAGTCGCGCAAGGATGCTATCAAGGCGCGGCTCACAGATCTGGGGATTGAGTTCAAAGGCAACCTCGGCGAAGAAAAGCTCGCTGAAATGTTGCCGGAAGGCGAGCTCGAAAATCTGTTCCCTGCTGAATAACAGCCGCCGCCAAGGCGGTTTTTTTATGCCCCGTTTCGGCGGGGCTTCTTCTTACAGGAATCAGCCATGGTGACTAAAGAAAAGGCCAAAGAATATCTGGAGTCACAAGGTATCACTTTGCCTGATTTCGTCTTGGATGCGCTGGTGGAGCAGGTGAACAGCATTCAGGAATGTCTGGATGCGAATTACCCAGCATCAACAGCGTTACTCATTCAACTCTATCTTCTCGGGCTAATGGGATTAGGCCAGGGCGATAAATACATCAGCTCTCAAACGGCGCCAAGCGGAGCATCGCGTTCGTTCCGCTATCAGTCATTTAGCGATCGCTGGAAGGGGGCGCTGAACCTGCTGCGCGGGTTGGACAAAAAAGGGTGCGCTATAGGCCTGATTCCACCTGACCCAACAAACAAGGCTTTTGCCGGTGTCTGGATCGGCAAGGGCGGCTGCATGTGCGGTGGTGGTTGATGTCATGGATACCTGTCGCCGAACGATTACCAAAGCCTTTTGAGCGCGTCTGGGTGAAGACTGACACGGCCAGGCAAACCACGGGATTCGTTAACGGCCGCGGTGAGTGGAAATTTAATTGCCCGAAAATCGCGGCAGAACGGCCTGCGGTGATTAGCTGGAGAGAGTGACATGTCATCATTAGCCATTTGGTCATATACGGCTGAGGCCACGATATGGCGCAATCTAGGCAATAGCGAAGCGGGCGATCCTCTTGGTTGGGCTCCGCCTGAAATTATCATGTGCGATTACCAGGGCGGACTCTCGGCGAAGCTGAACAATATCGGTTCGGAAATCACTGTAAAAAACACTGTGTGGACTGAATTCACCGAAGCAAAGAAAGGCGACTATCTGCTTATCGGCGTGTCTACCATGGTAGACCCGATCGCCGCGGGTGCCGATGAGGTGGTACAAGTGATCCGCTATGCAGACACGTTTGAGCGCCTGGCAGAGGATATAGCCATTCTGACGGGAGCGTAGCGATGGGCGTAAAGATAAAGGGTATCAAAGAGGCCCAGCGGCGCCTTGATGCCGTGGTTGAGGATGTCAGGACGAGAAAGGCAGTCAGGGCTATCAAATCGGCCGTGATGATAATCGCTAATGAAGCAGCGCTGATGACCCCGGTTGACACCAGTACCCTGATAAATTCGCAGTACCAGGAGACAATGATCAACGGTACTCGGATTACTGGTCGTATCGGTTACTCAGCGAATTATGCGGTCTATGTCCATAACGCCAGTGGCATCATGAAGGGGTTACCGCGGCCAAACAACCGTGGCAATTACTGGGATCCTGCTGGTGAACCTAAATTCCTCACCAAGGCCGCAGAGAAAACCCGCCGGCAGGTGGGCGAGATAATCAGGAAGGAGATGATGCTGTGACACCTCCAATGTATCTCCGCCTACGAAATCTTTTCGAGAGCGCAGGCCTAACCGCGGGGCTCACCATCCAAACGCTGATGTGGAACGACACGGGTAAGTTATCCGACGCCTTCATCGTGTTCCGTCCTGGTGGTGGTTCAGATATTCAATACGACCGCGGCGGAGACTTTTTCGTAATGGTCGATGTTGTCGGGGCCAAAGGGAAGAACACAGAAGCAGATGCCGCGGCGAACAAAATCGCCGACTATATCAGCAGCCAGCAGGGCGCTGATAGCTGTGTTGGCTCCATGCGTCTGCTCGGAGGCTCTCCAACGCCAATCCCATCAGCAGAGGGGCGATTAATCTACCGGCTTTTAGTCTGCTGCACCTACGGCGAATAACGCACATATCTATCCATCAGGCTGCCTCTGGGCGGCCTTTTTTATTTGAAGAGGTAACACATGCAAGGTTGTGCAAATGATACCGGCAAGCTGATCGGTAAAGTCGCGGTGCTGCGTATGGCTTTCGGCTGTGCTGACACGCTGCCGGCACTCAGTGACTGGAAGCGCCTCGGCGCGCTGACCACCAAGGGCTTCGACTTCTCGCCAAACTCCGTGACGTCTGAAGCGGACGACGCGAAAGGGCTGGTGGAGAACCTGGTAACTAACATGGATTTCACCATTTCCGGTGAAGGTGAATTCCGTCGTAAAGACAAAACCACTGAGATCGGCGCGCTCAACATCTCGAAGTACATTTTCGATGAAGTGCAGGCTGGCCGGCAGCCGTCGATCTGGGTGCGATTCGATTTCGTCGGCGAAGACTCCGGCACCTACATCATGGGCTACTTCAACACCACGTCTTGGTCTGGTGATTTTGGTACGAGCGACATCTCCACTTTCTCCGGCGAGTGGAAAGTTGCTGATGCCGATACTGTCGTGTTTGAAGTCGCCGCGGATGTACCGGTTACCGGTGTGACAGTGGCGCCATCAACAGCAAGCATTGCTGTAGGGGCTACTCAACAGCTTACCGCTACCGTGGCGCCGGCTGATGCCAGCGATAAAACCGGCACCTGGTCATCCTCGGCAACCGGTAAGGCCACCGTCAATCAGTCAGGTCTCGTTACTGGCGTTTCTGCCGGCGCGGCCACAATCACGTTTACCACCAACGATGGCGCCAAAACGTCAACCAGCGCGATCACCGTTACCGCGTGACTATCACAAAGGGCGTACTGCGCCCTTGATGATAATTATTCGAGGCATCTCATGACACCAATCACTGAATTAGGCGAGATGGTCATCACCGATGCCGATCGCGATTACTTCCTTCGACCTTCGTTCGCAAACATGACCCGTATAGGCTCGCCAGCGGAGATTGTAGAGCGATTTGCTGAACTCCATACCAGTGAGGCACCACGGTTACTTGAAGCCGCTGTAGAGGCATACGGTGAGGTTCCTGGATGGTTGCTGGCATACATCAATGCGCCGTCATTCAGCAGTGCGGCAATATTCGCCGGGATGATCGTCATGCAGGCATGCTGTGATGATGACCTTAGCGCATTGGTGGGAGAGTTGCGGCCAAGCAAACGAGGGAAGAGGGCTTTCGTGTTTCGCCGCGGCAAGATGCAGGCGAGTGATATCATCGTAATCGGCCAGTCGCTGATTACTCACGGCATCATCGGCAAGGCAAAGATACGCAAGCTGCAGCGACACGAGTCGAACAGCTACGTGAACGAGTTCAACGCCTTCGAGTACATCAGCGCAGCACGGAATCACTTCAACATGCCCCGCGCTGAAGCAGAGCGCCTTTCGATGACCGAGTTTCAGTTGCTGCTTGCTGCCAAGTACCCAGAGCAGAAAGGTTTCACGCGCGAAGAGTACGATCAGGTGATGGAAGAAGATGAGAAGCGTTGGCAGGAAATGATGAAAAAATGATAAGGGTTCGTTCTATGGCAAGTATCCATCATTGCAGCTTAACTCCACGCGAAGAAGTGCCTGATGACCATTCTTATATTGATGACTTGGAACCACCTGATGGTGAGGCTGCTAGAGAGCGCTTGAATGCACGCTTCCGATCAAGAACACACCAATGTGTTGAAAAGCCCACTTAGGTGGGCTTTTTGATTGGCTCTGGTGTAGGTGGAAGAGCACCAATGATTTTACTAACCGCTTTCTCAATAATCTCTACGTTAGTGCTGATCGCTATAAATCTGTCTGTTTCAGACATCTTCACTGAAGCCATGATTTCATTGACTTTAGTCTTCAGACTTTCAACTTCTTTGACCTTTTCCTCAGCAGATTTTGCCATGCGTAAGGCGTTAGCTACTTGCATGTATATGTCTTCATTATCAGGTGATGAAGACATGAGCAACTTCTCTATTTGTTCGAATTTATCAAGCCTATAGAGGATTTCTTGCTGAAGGCTACGTTTGGATTTCTCTGCTTCTCGCTCCAAGAATTCTCTTTTCTCTGGAGCCATCCTCAAGGGGTATGGTGCTATTCGTGACATGCTTATGACTCCTTTTGATTCATCTATCGGCATTGTATTTACAGTGTGGTGCATTGACAAGTGAGTCCAAGTGATCCACCATGTGGTGCATGAACAAACAAATCACACTAACAGAAGGAATCCAAATGACTCGCAAGACATCAAGATTAACCCCTTACCCGCTGCGCATGCCTCCTGAGGTAAGGGAATGGTATGAGGATGAGGCTGCTAAGAACTCCCGCTCGTTAAATGGGGAGTTGCTTAAATTGCTTACCGAAAGGATGAATCGAGTAAAAGGGAAACGAGTTAATGAGTGCTAGAAAAGGCGAAACCCGGCAGTGCGCGAACACTAACCGGGTCTCTATGTCAGTAACTTTGCGAGAAACCAACATGAACATTGTAGCGAAGACCGATCTTAATTTCCATGGTGTGATTTTGTCTCCGGTAACCGAAGTGCTAGGCACATGGTTAACGGCATCTCAAATCGGCTACGCGCTGCAGTATGCTGATGATAAGGCGGTGCAGCGCATTTACTCGCGCCACGCTGATGAATTTACAGACAAAATGACAGGGGTGGTCAATTTGACCACCCCAAGTGGAACGCAGGCGACACGTGTTTTCTCTCTGCGAGGAGCTCATCTGATAGCTATGTTCGCCCGCACTCCTGTAGCTAAAGAGTTCCGGCGCTGGGTTCTGGATATATTGGATCGAGAGGTTGCCCGAATGCCGGAGAACTCACCTCTTCACCGATACTTCGTGAAAGTAATCATCAGAGATAACGTGTTTGGTGCTGATGTTGAGCTTCTGGGAAAAGCAGACACGTTCAAGGCGATCGCGCGTGGTCTTGCTACAGATTTGGGTTTTGAGCCAACAGGTTTTATAAGTCGCAGACCGGCGACGGAGAAAATGATGCGGAAGCATTAGGGATTTTGCCCCGGACATTGGGCAAATAAAAACCGCCAGTGTAGGGCTGGCGGCTTATGTCACTACTGATTGGAGATTTGAATGCAACAATCAACAGCTGTAAATGTAGCAAAGACCGCGCACATTGTCGATCCTGATATTCTGCCAGTTATGGAGTGGGGTGGAACAAGAGTAGTCACCACCGAAACTTTGGCTAAGGGTTATGGGTGCCAAGAAAAAAGTATCCGCATGAACCTAGCTAACAATAAGGGGCGGTTCGTGGAGGGAATGCACCTATTCACGTTATCAGGCAACGAGTTACGCGAGTTTAAGAACAGAGCCAATGATAGTGGCTCTGTTGGTAAAAATGCCCGTTCGCTTACTCTTTGGACTGAAAAGGGCGCTGCCCGTATGTCCAAGATCGTTGATACCGATGAAGCATGGTCATTCTTCGAGAAGCTGGAGGATTCATACTTCAGACCTCGCGAATCCGTTGGCTTGCCATTGGATTACGAGCACGCACTTGAAAACCTGCTGGCAAAGGTTAAAGAAAATCGCATAGTTACGGAACAACGCGATCGTGCAATTAAGGAGCGGCGCTGGATTGGCGAGAAACGCGAGGCTACGGCGATGGCGACTGCATCGGTAGCCGTTCGGGAGAAGAACAAACTTGCTGAGCGTCTTGGAGAAGGAAAGAATTACGCTGCCATTATCCCGGTGGAGAAGAAAACCGGTGAAAAGTTTAAATGGCAGCCGCTTCGCAAGTGGTGCAGAGAAAACGACGCAGTGCCACATAGCGTCGAAGACCCCCGGTTTGGCACAGTAAAATCGTGGCCACGGGAAGCGTGGATGGCGGTATATGGAGTAGATCTCCGCAAGCTGTTTTAACGGTCAGAATTGATAACTACTATCCAACCCGCTTAGCTGCGGGTTTTTTCGTTGCCACCGTCCATGTCTCTGCTAAGATCGGGCCATCTTTGATTGATGGGCAAGGAAGAATGAAAAAGATATTAATACTGGCAATTGCCACTATGTCGTTGACTGCATGCAAGCCTGGAGAACAAAAAGCCATTGAGCTTGCGCAGAAGGAAGTAGCAGCAGATCTGAAAGACCCGGATAGTGCAAAGTTCAGATACACGCGCGTTGTAAAAACGCAAGAGAATGATGATGGTACGCTTCTGGCATTGGTATGCGGTCAGGTGAACGCTAAAAACGGCTTTGGAGCTTATGCGGGATTTCACTCATTCATGATTGATTTAAGCATGAAAGAAAAGGGATTCTTTAGTAAAGCCGTCACTTACAAAGTAGGAAATAAGAGAATATCAACGGAAGAGGATAAAAGCGATATTGTTGGCTACACAGCATTGTGTGGCGAAGACGCCTAAACTAATCGAATGATATAAACCTCGCTACGGCGAGGTTTTTTATTGCCTGGAGAAAAGTGAATGTCAGAACAGGACGGCGGAACCCTTGTTTACCAAGTAGATATAGAAACTGCAAAGCTAATTACAGGAAGCCGACGAGCTTCTGTAGTTTTGGAGCAGTTAAATAAAAATGCTAGAGGTGCAAGCTCAGGTTTAGATGGTGTTGATGCATCAGGTAAAAAGGCCTCAGGCTCACTAGGTAATGTTGCATCAAATGCAGAAAAAGCAGGTGGTGGATTTTTAAATGCAAGTCGTAGTGCTGATAGTTTAGGCGGTGGTTTAAACAAATTAACATCTTTGATTAGGGGGTATATCACCATTCAGGCAGCTATGAAGTTAATAAAAATAGCTGATGATATGACAATGTTAGAGGCTAGAGTTCGTAGGCTTAGCTCAAGTACAGAAGAAGCCACTATAACTATGGCCTCTCTTTCTGCTATTGCAGCAAACACAGGGAGCAGCCTTGCAAGCACAGAAAAACTATGGGAAACACTTACATCAAGCCTTAAAGAGGCTGGAGCATCAAATCTACAAGTATTGAGATTGACTGATACGCTTCAGAAAATAGGTGTGGTAGGTGGTTCTTCCGCAGAAGAAATGTCCAATGCGCTACGCCAGTTTGGTCAATCAATAGCTGGTGGTATCGTGAGGGCTGAGGAGTTTAACTCTGTACTTGAAAACATGCCTGAACTCGCAAGACAGATTGCTGCTGGACTCGGTCTTTCTATGGGTGAGCTTCGTAAGCGCATGTTAGATGGTAAGCTGACGGCTGAAGATGCTTTGAATGCTATTCAGAAGCGCTCACAATCGGTAAATGAAGAATTTGATAAAATGCCAGTTACAGTTGAGAGAGCAAAAAACAGTCTCGACGTGGCTTTCAAAAATGTGATTGGCGATCTTAATGAGTCAATACAGTTAACACAGACCCTGGCTGGTCTAATGCAGTCAGTGGCAAATAACCTTAATTTCTATAATAGAAATGTCGGTGATTCTGCCAGAATGCCAAAACTTATTGAATTACAGAAAAAATACAATGAGGAATTAAAAAACGGTCAGCAATGGTATGAAACTGACAGTGTTTATCAACAAAGAAGGGGGCAGGCTGCTTTCGAGCTTAAACGTGTGGAGCAGGAGATAGCGCACATTCGAGCAAAATCTGCGAAGGATTCAGAAAATGCAAGCAAACCAATCGAGATAAATTCTGGCTCCAACCCTAAACAAGATGAATTAATCAAGAAGTCAGAACGCAGGCTCGCTCTTTCTAAACTTGAGGGTGAAGCAAGGGCTAGGCTCGAAGCTCAATATGCAGCTGAGGATGCTGGTTTCAAAAAGGATGACCCCCGTACCAAGCGCATGGAAGATGAGGCCGCGGCAACATACAGTAATCTTGAAGCGCAAAAAAAACTCAAATCTGAGACCAAGTCTGGCGTTGCAGCAGCAGAGAGTGCAGCTCAAAAGGTAGAGAATCTTAGGCAAAAATCTGAGCTTGCTGCTAGTTCCACGAAGGAGTTTAGCCGAGAGCAGGCGATCCTGACCGCACAGCAATCACTCGGTAAAGGCGCGACGCAAGCACAGGTAGCCCTGGCCGGGGAATATGCCGCAAAAGCATGGGATGCGGCCGCCGCAGCCAAAGGCGTCACTGAGGCGATTAAGGCTATGCCTGAGAAGGCAGAGAATAAATCATACGCCGAGTCCATGCAGAACCTGAAAGCTGCGCTGGATGCCGGCAAGATTGACCTTCAGGAGTACAACACCGCCACTGAGAAAATGGCGCTGGAACATCAGAACAACTTAGCGAAGATTAACGCTCAGGCTGTAGTTAACCCTGTTGCATCTGCACGTGCTGAAGTTGATCCGGTTCAGCAGTTGGCGAATGAGAATGCTCAGAAGCTGGCCCTGATGCAGCAGTATCAACAGCAGGAGCAAGCGATACTGCAGCAGAGTTACCAACAGGGAAAAATCAGCTATGACCAATTCATCTTGGCTAAACAGGCCACGGATGATCAGTACCTGGCTTTGCGCACTGCCCAGGAGAAGCAATACCAGGAGCAGCAGACGGCGGCGCAATGGCAGCTGTTGAGCCAGCAGAGCCTTGGCTACGACATGCTGACGAGTGCTGTTGATGCTTTCTCTGGCAATGCCTCAAACGCTATTACAGGGCTACTTACCGGCACCATGTCGGCACAAGAGGCGATGAGGTCGCTTGGCAACACTATCCTGAACAGCGTGATAAACAGCATCGTTCAGGTAGGCGTGGAGGCGTTGAAAAACTACATCCTCGGCCAGACGCTTGGCGCCGCCTCCGTGGCGTCATCTGTGGGTATGGCTGCAACAACGGCTTCTGCCTGGGCGCCGGCGGCCGCAATGGCATCACTGGCAACTCTTGGCGCTAACGCAGCTCCAGCGGCTGCAGGGATAACCTCAACCGTGGGATTGGCTGGTGGGCTGGCTTTGGCTGGCGCGCGTTATAACGGCGGCCCAGTGAGCGCTGGCGCGATGTACCAGGTAGGTGAGCGAGGCAAGCCAGAGATTTACCAGGCGAGCACTGGTAAGCAGTACATGATCCCCGGTGACAACGGCAAGGTGATTAGCAACAAGCAGATGACTGGCGGCAGTGCGGCGCCAACCATCATCATCGAGAACTACTCATCTGGTGCTGGAGTAATGGATACCCAAGCCAGCAAAGGGGCTGATGGTGCCGATGTGGTGCGCATTGTGCTTGCTGATCTGCAGCAGGGCGGGCAAATCAGCCAGGGTATATCCCAGTATCACCAGGCGCCTCGCAAAGCCACTGAATAGCAGCACTCAAACCTCCATAACCCGCTCCGGCGGGTTTTTTATTACCGGGAGAAAACCGTGGCAATACCTTATCCCGACTGGCTATCACTTCCCCAGAAGGCCAACAAGAGCCGCACGATTGATGCCGGGTTCCGCACCGATCAGCCGGCAGTGGGCGCGCCTATCTTTCAGCGCCTGACAGATGACCTCAAAACTACCTGGTCGCTGACGTGGATTTTCACGCTGCAAGAAGATCGGGCATTCGAGCAGTGGTATCGCAGCCCTCGTTACCTAGATAACGGCAATCAGTGGTTCACGATG